CACTTTTTGAAGTTCCTTTGATAGCAACAAGGGATGGAAATGTTGTAGATAGATTTAATCGTTTTCCAGTTGATGTTCTTCCAGCAAATGCAGATGCTTTTGGGAGAACTAGAATATCTCAACCACTTACACTATTTGATAGTTCTCACAGATATAGAGATAATAATCTTTGGGAGAGTTTGATTGTAGGGACTGGTTCTACTGTTGGATTTGCAACTACTCAAGGTTTAGTCAATATTGGAATTGGAACTACTTCTGGTTGCTCTGTAATTAGAGAGACTACAAAGACATTCTCATATCAACCAGGAAAATCTTTGCTTGTGTTGAATACTTTTGTTCCTGCCGCACCAAAAGAAAATCTAAGACAAAGAATTGGATATTTTGGTGCCGATAATGGAATGTATTTTGAGATTAATGGTACAACTCCTTATTTTGTAGAGAGAAGTTTATCTACAGGGACTTCAACTTCAGTTGCACAATCTGACTGGAATATTGATAAGTTAGATGGCACTGGAGTTTCTGGCATTACATTAGATGTTAGCAAAGCACAAATTCTTTGGATGGATATTGAGTGGTTGGGTCTTGGTACAGTTAGAATGGGGTTTGTTATTAATGGACAGTTTGTTCATTGTCATTCATTCCATCACGCAAACTTAATTGAGTCCACTTATATTACAACAGCATCACTTCCCTTAAGATATGAGATTGCTAATACTGGAATTACTACAAGTAGTAGCACTCTCAAACAAGTTTGCTCTTCTGTAATTTCTGAGGGTGGTTATGAATTGCGTGGATTGCAGCAAGCAGTTCAAACACCAATCACATCACCAGTAGATTTACCAACTCCTGCAGGTACTTATTATCCTGTAATTTCCATTCGTCTCAAATCTTCTCCAAATAGATTAGATGCGATTGTAATTTTGACAGCATTATCATTGATGGGAACTGGAAATGGACCACAATATAATTGGCAGGTGAGAGCATCAGCAACTACTACTGGTGGAACTTGGGTCAGTGCAGGTGCAGATAGTGCTGTAGAATATAAGATTGATGGTGGAACTGTGAGTGGTGGAAGAATTCTAGCATCTGGTTTCTTCTCATCAGCAAATCAATCTTCTGCAAATGTGGATATTCTGAAAGAAGCATTATTTAAGTTTCAGTTAGAAAGAAATGGACTGACTGGAACACCTTATGAATTAACACTCGTATGTGCATCTAACACTGCTGGTGCTGATGTTTATGCCGCAATGGACTGGGAAGAAATCAGTAGGTAATTATGTCAATTCAAGATATTCAACTTAATCAAAAAGATGCTTACCTTTCTAATCCAAACCTTAAGAGAGCAAATACTGTTATACAGTGGACTAATGAACAAGTTATTGAGTTTTTAAAGTGTAAGGAAAACCCCGTATATTTTGCAAAGAACTATCTTAAGATTGTTTCTTTGGATCATGGATTAGTTCCTTTTAATTTATATCCATTTCAAGAAAAATTAATACAAAACTTTCATAAACACAGATTTAATATCTGTAAAATGCCCCGTCAAACTGGAAAATCTAGTACTACAGTTGCATATTTATTGCATTATGCTTTATTCAATGATAATGTGAATATTGCAATTCTTGCAAACAAGGCATCTACTGCCAGAGACCTTTTGCAGCGTCTACAACTGGCATACGAAAATTTACCAAAATGGATGCAGCAAGGAGTTTTGCAATGGAATAGGGGCAGTTTAGAGTTGGAAAATGGTTCTAAAATTATGGCAGCATCTACATCAGCATCTGCTGTTCGTGGAGGATCTTATAACATTATATTTTTAGACGAATTTGCTTTTATTCCAAATCATATTGCTGATGACTTTTTTGCTTCGGTTTATCCTACTATTTCTTCTGGGCAATCAACAAAAGTAATTATAGTATCCACTCCTCGTGGTATGAATCATTTCTACCGTATGTGGCATGATGCTGAAAGAGGAAAAAACGGATATGTTCCCACAGATGTGCATTGGTCAGAAGTTCCTGGAAGAGACGAAAAGTGGAAACAGGAAACAATCGCAAATACTAGTGAAGAGCAGTTTAGAGTTGAATTTGAAACAGAATTTTTGGGATCTGTTGGAACTTTAGTTAATCCAAGTAAATTAAAAACTTTAGTTTATGATGATCCACTTAAAAGAAATGGAAAAGGTTTAGATATATATGAAAATCCAAAAGAAGAAAGTAATTACTTAATTACCGTAGATGTTGCAAGAGGTATAGGTAATGATTATTCTTCATTTGTTGTATTTGACATTACAAATTTTCCTTATAAAGTTGTTGCCAAATATAAAAATAATGAAATTAAACCAATGTTATTTCCAGGAATAATTCAAAAAATTGCAAATGCATATAATAATTCTTGGGTTTTAGTTGAAGTGAATGATATTGGAGATCAAGTAGCAAATATTTTACATTTTGATTTGGAGTATGATAATATTTTAATGTGCTCTATGAGAGGAAGAGCAGGACAACTAGTTGGTTCTGGTTTTAGTGGAAAGAAATCTCAACTTGGTGTCAGAATGACAGCAGCAGTTAAAAAATTGGGATGTTCAAATCTAAAATTATTAATAGAAGATGATAAATTAATTGTAAATGATTATGATATTATTTCTGAATTGACAACATTTATTCAAAAACATAATTCTTTTGCGGCAGAAGAAGGATGCAATGATGATTTAGCTATGTGCCTTGTAATTTTTGCGTGGTTAGTTGCTCAGGATTACTTTAAGGAAATGACGGATAATGATGTCCGTAAAAGAATTTATGATGAACAGAAAAATCAAATTGAGCAAGATATGTCACCTTTTGGGTTTATTTTAAATGGCATAGATGATGATGAAGTTATTGTTGATAAAGAAACTGGCGATAAATGGATGATTGCCACAGAAAATAATAAATTAGAATCAACAGATGTGTGGAATTTAGATGAGTATGGAGATCGTTCATATATGTGGGAATATAGATAATAAACATAAGAAGTCATTTTTATAAATACTTTTAGATAATTCTGGATTTGTAGGAGAATAAAAGATGCCGCTAAACTTAGCATCTCCTGGAATTGTAGTAAAGGAAATTGATTTAACATTAGGGAGAGTTGGTCCATCATTTAACATTACTGGTGCAATTGTAGGAGCCTTTGCAAAAGGACCAGTTGAAGAACCAACACTTGTTGAAAATGAAAATGATTTACTACAAATTTTTGGTCAATCATATACAACAGATAAGCACTATGAAACTTGGTTAACAGCATCATCATACTTAGCATATGGTGGAAATTTAAGAGTCGTGAGAGCAGATGATAGTGATTTAAGAAATTCTTTTGTTGGATCTGCATCAAGCGTAAAAATTAAAAGTTTAGAACATTATAATCAATTAGGTTATGATGAAAATAATATCACTGGAGTAACTTTTGCCGCAAGAAATCCAGGATCATGGGCAAACGGGATTAAAGTTGCTATTATTGATGGAAAATCAGATCAAATTTTAAGTGGAGTTGATACTTCAGGAATTTTTGTTGGATATGGAGTAACTCAATCATTAAATGGAAAAACAGATTCTATAGGTGGAGATGGAGTTGAACTTACTTCACACTACTTAAAAGGAATTATAACTGGAATTGGTGTAAGTAGTTTAGATGTAAAAATTTTAAGCAGAGTTTCTTCTTCCGGAACAGAAACTTCAGTAGATTATCAGCAAAATGGAACATATTCATTTGTTGAAACTGGTTCTTTAGGAATTCACACCAATGCAGTATCTACTGCATTTACATCAAGATCGTACTCAACAGAACTTGATTGGTACAACGAGCAAACTATTTATCTTTCTGACGCAACAATTTCTTGGGATAATGTTGCACCAAGACCAGGAACATCTGCATATGCTGCATCAAGAGGTTCAAGATTTGATGAACTTCACGTTATTGTTTTTGATGATTTAGGAACAATAACTGGAAATGCTGGAACAATTTTAGAAAAACATTTAAATCTTTCTAAGGGAAGTGATTCTCAGTTTTCAGTAGGATCTGTTTCTTATTGGAGAAAGTATATTGCAGAAAATTCAAATTATGTTTTTGCTGGTGGAGCACCAACAGGAATAGTTACTACTGGATTTGATTTTGGTGAATTTGATTTAGTATCGGATATTGGTTGGGATCAACCAGTTGAAGGAATTATATTTGGTTCTTCTGGTTCTGAAACTTATGCATTAAATGGGGGAGTAAATTATAATGGCCAAACCGGAGTTTCTACAGAAGGGGCATTATTAGCAGATCTTTCAGCATTAAAATCTGGATACGACTTATTTGAAAGTACAGAAAATTATCAAATTGATTTTCTTTTGATGGGTTCTGCAAATTATACGAAAGATACTGCACAAGAACTTGCAAATAAGTTAATTTCGGTTGCAGAATTGAGAAAAGATTCAGTGGCATTTATTTCACCTTATAGAGGTGCTGCACTTACAGATACAGATTCACAAACTGCTGTAAATGTAAACCCATCTGAACTAATTACAAAAAATGTAATTAGTTTCTTCTCATCAGTTGCTTCAACAACTTATGCAGTATTTGATTCTGGATACAAATACATGTATGATAGATTCAGCAATACATTTAGATATGTTCCTCTGAACGGAGATATTGCTGGTCTTTGTGCTCGCACTGATATTAATATTTTTCCTTGGTATTCTCCAGCTGGAACAAGTAGAGGTGCAATATTGAATGCAGTAAAACTTCCATATAATCCAAGTAAATCTCAAAGAGATCGTCTCTATAGCAATAGAATTAATCCTGTAATATTTTCACCTGGTGCTGGAATTATTCTATTTGGTGACAAAACTGGATACGGAAAATCTTCAGCATTTGACCGTATTAACGTTCGTCGTCTATTCTTATATCTTGAAGAGGCAATTTCAGCAGCTGCTAAGGACACTCTGTTTGAATTTAATGATGAAATTACAAGAACAAATTTTGTAAATACTATTGAACCTTTCTTAAGAGATGTTCAAGCAAAAAGAGGTATTTTTGATTATGTAGTAGTTTGTGACGAAACAAATAATACTGCTGCTATAATTGACAGCAATGAATTTGTTGCAGACATTTATATTAAACCATCAAGGTCAATTAACTTCATTGGACTGACCTTCATCGCTACTAAGACTGGCGTTGATTTCCAAGAAGTAATCGGTAACTTTTAATTTAGAGGTTTAGCAAATTATGGCAACCAGAACTCAATTTAATCCACCCCCTTTAAGGAAGATTACTGATTTTAAAAGTAAATTGACAGGTGGTGGTACAAGAAGTAATCTCTTTGAGGTTGTTCTTTCTTTTCCTGACATTGCAAAGGTTGATTCTTCAATTTTAGATAAATCAAGATTTTTAATTAAAACAGCAGCACTTCCTCCATCAAGTGTATCTGTTTTAGATGTTGCTTTTAGAGGAAGAACTTTAAAAGTAGCTGGAGACAGAAGTATTGAAACTTG